ACGGATAACAGCAGGTTAAAGGTAGTTCTTAAACTCGTGTAGTCAGCGTAATAGACAGGACACCCGAAAGGATAATGACCGTTTTTTTGTTTAATTATAAAAGGAGGGCATTATGTCCACTCAAATTACTACTGCATTTGTCGAGCAGTATAAAAGTAATGTGTTGCACCTTGCACAACAAAAAGGTTCACGCTTACGCGACTCGGTTCGTTTCGAATCAGTAACAGGTAAAAACCACTTCTTTGAAAGAATTGGCTCAGTATCAGCACAGAAGAGAACTTCTCGTCACTCTGATACTCCTCGTATGGATACACCACACTCAAGACGTAGAGTTTCTATGGACGACTACGACTGGGCAGACTTGATCGATCAAGAGGATAAGGTTCGTATGTTAATCACTCCACAGAGCGAGTATGCAATGGCTGGTGCTAATGCAATGGGTCGCGCTATGGATACTGCAATTATTGAAGCTGCAGTTGGTAATGCCTATGGTGGTGTTGCTGGTGGTACTACTATTGCGTTACCTTCAGCTCAGAAAGTTGTTCATGGTTCAGCAGGCTTAACAGTTGCTAAACTTCTATCTGCAAAAGAAATCATTGATGGTTCTGATGTAGATGAAGAAGAAGAGCGTTTCTGTATTCTTTCTGCTAAACAAGTAACTGATTTGTTAAATACTACTGAAGTTAAATCTTCTGACTACAACACTGTTAAAGCGTTGGCACAAGGTCAATTAGATACTTTCTTAGGCTTTAAGTTTATCCGTTCAGAGCGTTTAGGTACTGATTCAAATGGTGATCGTCAGGTTACTGTTTACACTAAATCAGGTCTTGGTCTAGCAATGGGTTCAGAGATTCAAACTCGCATCAGTGAGAGAGATGATAAGAACTATGCTACTCAAGTATTTTTATCAATGACAATCGGTGCTACTCGTGTTGAAGATGAGAAAGTAGTTGAAATTGCTTGTCAAGAATAATAGGAGAATATTATGTCTAGTGTAAAAGGAAGTAATATTACTAATATGGATGCAGTTCCTGCTGTAATGGCAAGCTCTGCTCAAGTTCATGGTCGTATGCGTGTAGCGTATGATTCATACGAAGCATCATCTCTAGCAAGTGGTAGTGACATTACTGTTGCTCGCTTACCAGCAGGTGCTACAGTGTATGAAATCGTGATTGTTCATGACGCTTTAGGCGCTTCATCTACTTTATCAGTAGGTGATTCAACTGACGCAGATCGTTACATTACTGCAACAGCATCAACTGCTGCTAACGGTAAGATCATTATGTCAGAAGATGGCGTTATTGGTGGTTTCGGTTATGAGAATAGTTCTTCAACAGATGTGTTAATCACAACTGGTGGCGCTACCACCTCTGGTACTATCAAGTCTGCTGTGTTCTACACAATCGACTAAAGTAATACAAAAAAATGAGGGTTTCCTGTAATGGGTTTCCCTCACTATATTCAGGAGAAGTGATATGGCAACAGCGGTTTCCATTTGTTCAAACGCATTAAGAAAACTTGGTGACGATCCAATCACATCCCTAACTGACGATACAGAAAGAGCAAGACTTTGTAACGCATTTTACGAACCAACAAGAGATGCAGTATTGCGTTCACATCCTTGGAATTTCGCAATAGCAAGACAAGAACTAAGCAAACTAACAAGTACACCTGTATTTGATTATGCTTATGAGTTCACTCTACCAACCAATCCTTATTGTCTTCGTGTTCTCAAGATGGAATATGATGACTATGATTTTAAGATTGAGGGTAGAAAATTATTATCAAACCAAGGTACTGCAAAGATTCTTTATGTGGCACAGATTACAGACCCCGCACAGTTTGACCCAATGTTCACAGAATTGCTTACTGCTCGTTTAACAGCAGAATTAGCATACTCTATTACAGGTAGTAATACTTTAACCAAGCAGATGTGGGAGATCTATGACTCTAAGGTTTCAGAGGCAAGAAGTATTGATGGTTTAGAAGGATTTATAGACGGAATAGTTTCAGACGAATTTACATCATTCAGGGGTTAAATGGCTAGAGTACATCCATTTCAGTCTAACTTTACTGCTGGGGAGTTAAGTCCTCGCCTTGAAGGACAAGTAGACTTTAAGAAATATTTCAACGGTTGTAGTGAATTAACCAACATGATTGTATATCCTCATGGTGGTGCTACTCGTAGAGGTGGAACTTACTTTGTATCAGAAGTAAAAGACTCTACCAAAGAAGTAAGACTAATTCCATTCGAGTTTAATGTAACTCAATCTTATGTATTAGAGTTTGGCGATCAATATATTCGCTTTTATAAGGACAACGGTCAGATTCAGTCTGGTGGTTCTGCTTATGAGATTTCTACTCCTTATCTTGAGGCGGAACTATCAGAATTACATTTTGCTCAATCAGCAGATGTTATGTATATCTGTCATAGTAGTCATGCACCAAGAAAGCTATCTCGTACAGGTCACACATCTTGGACACTAACAACACCTACGTTTCAATGGAATGCTTCATCCCCTTGGAGTAGTAGTAATGGCTATCCAAGAACAGTATCATTCTATGAGCAGAGGTTATTCTTTGCAGGTACATCAACTTATCCACAAACTATCTGGGGTTCTAAAACGGCATCATACGAGGATATTCGTACAGGTACTAATGCTGATGATGCACTTGAGTATGCTATTGCTACTAACAAGGTAAACGTAATCAGATGGTTACAACCTAGTAGAGATTTAATTGTTGGCACAGGTGGAGGTGAATTTAAAGTAGGTCGCCCACAAGGTGAACCACTAACACCGTCTAATGTAATGGTAACTCAACAAACCACTTATGGTAGTTGGACTATCCCACCTATCCAGATCGGTAACGCTATTCTATTCGCACAGAGAGCTAGACGAAAATTAAGAGAGTTCTCATATCAATATCAGAATGATGGTTATATAGCACCAGACATGACCTTATTAGCAGAACATATTACATCAGGATATTTAAAGGATATGGATTATCAGCAAGAGCCTGATTCTGTTGTATGGACTTGTACTTCTACTGGTAGTTTATTAAGTATGACTTATGAAAGACCTGAAGATGTTATTGCATGGGCAGAACATGAAATAGGCGGTACTGATGTTGAAGTTGAAAGCGTTGCAGTAATTACTAATGCTACACAAGACCAACTATGGGTATCTGTTAAAAGAACGGTAGATGGTTCAACAGTAAGGCATATTGAATATTTAGACCCAGATATAAATGTTGATTCAGGTATTACAGGTACTGTATCGACCGCTACAACGTCTGTAAGCGGACTTTCTCATTTAGAAGGGGAAACGGTTAAGATTGTAATAAATGACGCTGTATTCCCAGATGCTGTGGTTGCTAGTGGTGCTATAGCTATATCTGTACCAGTAGGTTGGAGTAATGTCACTATTCAAGTAGGATTAGGATATACATCAACATTAAAGACTATGCGTGTTGAGGCAGGTTCTCAAGCAGGTAAAGCACAAGGATTAAAGAAAAGATGGAACGAAGTTAAAGTCAGACTGCTTAATACAACAGGTGTTAAGATTAATGGCGATCAACTTCCATTTAGAACATCATCAACTCCTATGAGTTCAGGTATTGGTTTGTTTACAGGAGATAAACGAGTTACTAATCTTGGCTGGGATAGAGATGGTATTATTGAAATCAAACAAGAACAACCTTTACCATTAACGGTATTAGGTATTCATGGTACATTAACGGTGTGAGTGATTAGATATGGGTATGACAGGCGCAGAAGCAGGTGGTGGTGTATTAGCAATAGCTGGTGGTGTCGTTGCTGCAAGAGGTGCAATGCAGGCAGGCAGAGCGTCTTATGCCGCAGGACAAGTTGAATATCATCAAGAATTAGAAAGAACACATTACGAAGCCAAGATACTACAACGTCAAATGTTAGAGGCTATGCACATGCAATTTGCACAAGCAGGTGGCGCAGGTGTTGCAGTAGGAGAGGGTTCGCCAATGTTAGTCGCTATGCAAACACTAAACAATTTGCAAGAAGACCAAGCCCAGATGTATAGAACAGGTGCTAAAAATGCTTGGAAGTTTTGGCAAGCTGGCGCAGATAAGTTCTCTGCTGCACAGTCTCAAGCAACTGGTTCTTTACTTGCTGGAATAACTTGCTGGCATAGGTAAAGCAGCAAGCATAATGGGATAACACATGGCAATTACGATTAGATCAAGACAAGGTACACAAATAGGCTACAAAGGAACATCTGGAGGTAGTATATCGTGGGTTAATCAGGCAGGACAAGCTGGAAGACAGATGGCTTCTTTAGGTCATACTATGATTAATGCAGCTGATGATGTTAAGAAGCTCTTTAACAATGAGGTTAGTCAATCTGAAATCCGTCAGCAAGTTGATGATATGCAGGTTGCTTATCTAAAGCAATCTAGGGGCTGGAACAAAAGTATCAGAGAAGGTGGCGCTCAGTTAGATGAGAATGGTATTCCTACTGTAGATTTTGACCCTAATCATTTTACGAATATCTCTAATCAGAATCATGATTTATTCTGGAAGGACTATGTAACTGATAAAGGATACGACCCTAAAGCTGTATCAGCATTTGGTGTGTATTTCCAAAACAAAGCTCAAGAAGCATTCAACAAGGCTGACCAGTATGGAATGAAACAGCGTTATGCCAAGTTAAGAGCTAAAGACAATGTTAATGTTCAAGCCCATCGAACAACTATATCTACTGATCCTTTGGTAGAGAACAAACAAGCTGCATTTGACGCACTTAAAGGCATGAGCCTTGCTGGCGCTCCTCATAGAGATGCCTCTGAGTGGAAGGGCATCATGAAAGACGCTCATCTATCTTTGGTAGAGAATACTGCTATTACTAATGCTTATGGGCAACAAGGTCGTAATCTTGATCCGTCAGATTTAGTAAATGGTTATACATCTCAAGACTATTCAAATGCTATTAAACGTATTAACGAAGATGCAACCTTAACCAAGAAGCAAAAGAAGTCTATCACTAATGACATGAGATCTAATCGTAAGCTTCGTATTGCAGCAGAAACAACAGCTAGAGCTACAGCAGATAACGCTACACAAACAGGGTTCTCAAGTTTACACTCCCAAGGTAAATTAACAGTAGCTATGATTGAAGGCTCTAATATTGATTTCAAGCAAAAGATGTACTGGAAGAAGCAATTAGACGGTGGCACTAAAAAGCCTTGGAAAGGTGATTATAATGCTATTAAAGATACTATCCTTTCTGGAACTTGGTCTGAAGATAATGATATTGTTCGTACTCCAGAGATTGTTAAACAGGCAGTAAGAGTTGCAGCCAATGAAAAGAATATCCCATCTGATGAAGTTGAAAAACTAATGAAAGATGTGGATGAGTTTGCTAAAGCAAGTTCAATTACAGCTAAAAAGAAGTCAGCAAGAACTCATGCTAAGGCAACATTCACTGCTAAATTATCTACGTTTGAAAGGCTTATGCTTGGTCAGTCTGGCAAAGGTGTTATGGCATCAGAAGCTCAAGAGGCTGCAGAGAATAAATTATGGAAGTTCGATACAATGCTAGAGCAAGAGCTAAAAGATGGTCGTCAAAACGGTCTTACTTGGAGCAAGATGCTTTCTCCTAACAGCCCTGACTACATTGTAAATGACATTATCGATACAATTAATAACATTGAGCCAGAGGCTATAGAGCAACCAGTTGAGGAAGAAGTTGAGGAAGAAGGATTTTTAGATGATGTTGTTGATGTTGTTGATACTATTAGTGATGGTTTAATAACTGGTTCAAAAGCACTTTCAGACAATACTGTTGGTGTTGTAGCAGATTTCATCTATGGTGATGATACGACTGTGGATGTTGAAACCAAGAAAGAGGAACTCAAAATAGAAGACGGTGATGAAAAATCATTCCTTGGTATGGAACACTTTGAAAACGAAGCAGCAGCAATAGAGTATTTAGAAAGTAGAGGAAATACAGAGAAAGGTGGTGTTTGGTATATTAAAACTGAAGACGGAAAGATCATTAAACCTGTTCCAAAAGACAACATTCATGATATATACGGCACAAAAACTGCATTCAAGCCAGGTATTACATACGAACAAGCTAAAGCACAGGTAGACTCACAATATGCTAAAGAGGCGCATGGAAACTCAATGAATTTTATTACATATCCAAAAGGACACCCAGCGTATAGTCAATACAAAGACGGAGTTGAGACGATTGAAGCGTGGGAAAAACGAATGAAATTAATGGGATATGACATAGACTAATGACTATAGACTACACAAAGTATGGTGCAAGCCAAGATCAGGTCAATGCTCACACTCTAAAGAAACAAGAGCTATATAGAAAACACGGAGCATCAGAATCACAAATCCAAGAAGCAACAGGTGTTCAACCTTTCAACTGGGTTCGTACACTATCAAATTCTAATAAAATTAATTTATCAACTATTACAGATAGACTAGATTCTGGTTTCAGTCCTTACCTTGAGGTAGGTGGGAGAACAGGTAAATTTAATTTTGATATTAAACCTATTGAAGATGATAAAACCCCAGGTGTTCAGTATCAGTTTGAGGCTGAAGACGGTAATAATTACTGGTTTCAGTTAGAGAATGATTATCAAGGCGGTCGTTGGGATGATGCAGATCATGCAGAAACAAATTACAACGAATACAAAACATGGGGAGCAGAAACTAGAAAAGAGTTACTGAACCAGATGTGGGCAGGTTCACCTAAGATTGCCGAGTTTATTGATGAGTCAGTAAAGAATGATGTCTCTTGGGAAGATGTAAAAGCAGGATTAGAAGGTTTTAATACCTATCGTCAAATTTCAAACTTTGATGTAACAGGCAAGCCAGAAGTAAATGAACAGCTGATAGCAATACTAGAAGACCATCAACTCATGGAGAAGTTTAAAGCTACTGGTATAGCTAATATGCCAGAGTTGGTAATTCCAGAAGATGCTGATGAGGAAACAAAGTCTGCAATGCAATTACTACAGAACTATATGAAACTTGCTAAAGCAAACCCAGAAGACTTTATGAAAGAGTGGGATTGGGCAGACATTCCAGGAATAGGTTATGACGTATCCACTTTAGGATTTTTATATGAACTGGTGAAAGTTAAGAATGGTGATAAAGAAGCCGCAAAAAAAGTGGCTCAAATGTGGATTACTTCTCAAGCTTACGAAAACCAGCCTTGGTTAAAGCAAAGAGCGTTCAATATTTCTGCTATTGGTAGTGAACTACCTATCATGATTCCAGCTGGATCAGCAGCCGCTTGGGCATGTGCAGGACCAGCAGCAGCAGCAGCAGCAGCTTCAGGGCCAGCCGCACCAATAGTTGGACCAGCGGTAACAGGTGGTTGTGCTATGGGTGCAGCATTTGGCACTCCAGCATTCTTGAGAACACTTCTTACTGATCTTATGGAACAGGATATAGGTGTTCAAGATGAAACTGGAATGCTTGATGTTTTACTACATGCTATGGAAGAGGGTGGTATTGAAGCAGTGGTAGGTATCCTTACTGGTATGACTGGTGGCTCAACAGGTGCATACATGAAGACTATGGGTGCAGGAAAGTTTGCAACAGGCGCTACTACATTAGGAGTAGAAACAACTACTATGGTTAGTGCATCTGGTGCATTACATGGATATATGCCGACATGGAATAACTTTGTAGATGTTGCAGTAGAGTTATTAGTTTTAAGAGGTGGTAATAAAGGCTTCAAAGAAACAAAAGATTTGATTAAGCGTAAATACCAAGGTACAGAGTATTATGTTTATCGCAACTTACAAAAGTTATATGCTAAATCAGGTATCGACCCTAGAGCGGTAAAAGAACATATTAAGAATAATCCAGAACTTGCTAGAGAGTTAATTGAAACATTAGGTAAGAAGAACTTTGTAATGCCAGACTATTACATGCGTCATGTTGCTGAGGTAATGAATCGTTTAGAACAAGTATCTCGTAGTACGATTAAAGTAGGCGAGCAAGACTTCCAAGTGTCAAGATACTATGATGCTAAGAAAGGTGAGATGGAGGTAATGTCTCAATTCCTTGGTGAAGCTAAAGGTATGCCAGATAAGATTACTTTCAAGATTACTAAAGATGGTAACTGGACTATCAAAGAAATGGAAGGTGACTTGAGTATTAAAGGTATTCAGGCTATTGCTGACTTTGCAGAATCCAAGGGTCGTCAGATCGTTAGAACAGAAGGTTTTGATAAGGCTTACGAGATCATGGAAATGCGTCAAGATAAAGTTGAGACGCTAGACCCTAGAGATCAGATTGCAGTAGACTTAATGGAAGGTGTGTATAAAACAGCAGAAGAACTTCGCTCTCTTGGTAAAGATAAAGAAGCTGATGAGGTTATGGCTGAAGGTAGAAACCTACTAGAACAAGCAGTAGGTAAAGATTATCTTAAACAAGCCGAATTGAAAGTTAAGGAATATCAACAGTTTGCAGCAGATAAAGCTGAACAAGAGGCTATTAATGCTGAATACAGAGCGACAGGATTTCATCCACCAGAAACAGTATTTAAAGATACATTCGGTAAGATTGATAAATTAGAGATTCCTCAGCATGATGTAGAAACAGAACTGATAGTAACCCACTCAACAGAATCAGTAAATATTCCATTTATTGCTGAAAAAGGATTTGATGTAGCAAAAGGCAATGGTTTTTTACACTTTGGTAATGATGCTCAAGCTAAAGGTCGTGCTTCAGGAATGAAAGATGCTTCATTTGTTAGAGTACAGGTTAAGTATAACAAGCCACTAGATGCCCGTATTTGGAAAGATTTCGATGAGGCTACCGAAGGGTTGGGTACGCCAATGATGACCGCTACATTCCTTCGTAACTTATCCAGAGAGTATGAGAATCACCCAGCTAAATTAACTGCTGAAGAATTTGACTTAATCCGTATGGAACAGAGTGTTCAATTACAAAGTTTAAAGCTTGCTGAGATTCTACAACAAAGAGGCTATGACGCTATTATCTACAAGAACCAAGTAGAGGCTAAAGGCGATTCAGTAGCAATCATGAATAATGCTAATATGAGACCTCTTGGCTATGCGAAATCGAAAGTAGAATTTACAGAGACTACTGATCCGTTGAGTAAGTTTGCCCAAGAATTTAAAACAGTAGAAGAGTTCATAGAGGGTCTGCATAATAGGGACTTTAAATATGTGTCAGGTGATAAGGTTGATAAATTAGGGTTTGTAAAAACACAACTATCAAGAAACCCTATCGAAGATCAATGGAAGTTATCTAAGTCACATCCAAAAGAAGTTAAGCAGGCTTTAGAAGAGCTGGGTGTGGTTTGGTCAAGCACTCAAAAATCATGGGTTCGTCCACCAAAAGACATTGATGCGTTCCTTGAAAAGGTAACTGAAGCAACCGTAGATGTTACAGGCAAAGTAAAAGTACCTAAACTTACTAAAGTTAGTAAGAAAGAATTTACAGAAATCTTTGAAAGCGGTAAAGCAGAGAAAGCTATTGCTGATGAAGCTTTCAATTTTACTGGCGCTCCAGAAGCTAAAGTAACTCCTAAAGGCATGGCTACTGATGGTGGTTATAACCTAAGTTTAATTGAGGGCAGTACACAAGCTAACAAGATTATGACTATGCCAGCATTAGTAGAGTTAGTTGATATGCTGATGGATGGTAAGTTACCAGGTATCTACAAGAATCTAGGGGAAGGCACTCAAGGACTATTCTCTCATGTACCTGGTGCAGGTAAAGACTCTGGTCAGATTAAGCTTCGTGCTGATATATTTAAAGACCCTAAAATGGCTGCCAAAACAATGGCTCATGAAATAGGACACATGATCGATTGGTTAGAAGGTACAGAAAACTACACAATGTCCAGAGGTAATATTCTTGGGCGTTTAGCTGGTTTAAAGAAGTATCTACAAACTTACATGGAGGGTAGACCTGGTGGCAAGAAACCACTGACCCAGAA